TGAGTGAAAGCGGTCAAGAAATTTATGAGTCAATTTATAACTTATGCGAATTGGGGGACTAAAATGTATGTATTAAACACACAGGAACGCACCATAAAGCGTTTTTCTAACAAAGACCTATCTATATGGGTCAATGAGTTAATCAAGTATAATAGAAGCCTTAAAAGCTATTTATTTATGTCTACTAAAAAAGAAGCTCAATCATTTATAACAAAACAATTGAAAGCTAACAATGAATGAAAAAGACTTTGAAAAGCTATTTATGGGATTCTTTGTAGCGGTTATTGTTATGGGATTGCTAACAATCCTATTTAAAGTAATAGGTTTCTTGCTGAAACGCTTATTTACTTTTTTTAGGCTTTGACATCTTCGCTTGTGATAAAGCGATTTATTTAATGTAATTCAACGCCTTTTTTATTGGCTTGTTTTATTTCACTTATAAATTTATTAGCTAATGTTAATTTGTCATCAGACCATTTATGACCTTTGTTTGGTCTTATTTCAAAAAAATCTAATGCTGATTTACATTGAGATGATTTAACAATTAAAAATGGTTGTATTTCTTTAAGAAAGTTAGCACAAGCACTATGAGACAATCTCCATGTATATGCTTGCTTCCAATGTGCTTTAGCACGATAGTTTTTATTTATATCACCACCCCAACGCTGTTGAAATGATTGAAGAACTTCAATGTTTGTATTTACAACTAATATTCTAATAAAAGGACTTCCACCTTTGTTTGTAGAGCAGTTTATACAACCCTCTCCATCGAAAAATCCAGCAGTATACTCTATACTGACCATTATTTCTTTTTTGAAAGTTTTGCTTGACTTAACGCTATCGCCAAAGCCTGCTTTTGACTCTTAACAACCTTGCCACCTTTACCGCTATGTAAAGTGCCAGACTTGAATTCCTTCATGACTTTGCCTACTTTTTTGATGCCTGCTGATTTCTTCATATTTTATCCAAAAAAAAAGCCCTTTATTTATAAGGGCTTAAATGTATTACGGAGAGTATGGGCGAGACTATCCCAACAGCCGAATTATAGCACAAAACCTATCGTCCTGTCAAGCGACAATACGCCTAGAAGCCATAGATAGCATGTTGTCAAAGGCAAGCCCTAATTGGTATTCATAGTCATCGTATTTAGATGTCTTTAAGTATCTAGAATAAACCGCATCTTTTTGGTCTCTAGGTAGACTGCTTATAATCGCATCAATGGTTCTGACATTGGTCATATCCATCTCTGACAACATCTCTTCAAACGCATCGCTAGTAGATTCACCGCCACTAATCATTCCCAATGACCTACTTGGATAGCCTAGTCTATTGCTAGGTGCGTGCATCCATCTAGCCCAGTCATCAAGTATTTGCTTAAGTCTATCTATGTGCATCTATTCCTCGCTTGAGTTAATATAAATACTTTTAATCCTATCGCTAAAGTCTGGCATAGGGTGAAATATTTCTTGTAGCAATGAAGGCTTGACTTTTGAGAATATGTGAAACCTACCTAATTTGTTTATATTGATTAATCCGCATGCGTGCATATTATATAATACACCTTGCAATCTTCTTGCGTCAGTCTTGAGTGCGTTTGCTATTTGTGGAATACTTAACTGGTCGTTCTCAATAACTTCTAAAATGTGTATTCTAAACTTTTCTAGATTTACTGATTTGCCATGCACTTCGTATTGTCTTTGATAAGGCTTCATGAAACATCCATCACTTTACATTCCCACTTCCTACCAGTCTTGACCCACCCATGAATATGTATTTTCATACCACTCTTACGAACCGTTCCTACATACTCACTATCTGCAATCTTATGAGCCCTTGCTGACATGTTGCTAGCAGAAGTAGTTTGAACTGCAAGTATCTCGCCATCTTTAATAGCAAGCAAATCTATAAAGCCAAACATATCCTGTCTTATCTTTGCAAAAGCGTTCCATCGTTCTGTAATAGCTACAAGGTATCCTTCTTCTCTTAACTTCTTAAGGCTTAACTGCGTTGGGCTTGTCGCCATCAAATTGACTTTCGTTAGGTTTAGATACACCGTCTATAAAACGCTTTTCTACTTCGCCTGTAGACTTGTTTAATTCGTATTCGTAATCTTTTTTAAATATTTTATTCCAATTGTCTTCTGCTTCCTGTTCAGAAATTAACAATGGTCTTCTGCCAGAACCTTTACCCAATTTTAATTACTCCCTTATCAAATAACCAACCAATAGTTTTACGATGAGCAGACTCCCATGCGTCAATACGTTCTGCCCTGTCTAACTCTTTGTTGTTGTCTATCATATCATGACATTGATAGCAAAGACTAGCGATTCTATAATCATGAGCCTTAATGCCTGTGCCTTTACCATCACGCTGTTGGTTAGAATGACCTGCACAAACTGTTCCATCTTGTTTGCCACACATAGCACATGGAAACTCACGAACCGCTTCCAGTAATTTTTTGCTACGATAATTCATAAAAATACCTAATGAGTTTAGCAACACCACCAATAAACCACACAATGCAAATTATAACTATGCCATCAATAATTGGTTGTCTCATAGCTCCCAACTCCAACCTAACTGGCTAGCCCATTGCTCAATGTGCTCTTGATACTCTGTCATTTCTTTAGTGTTAAGTTTAGTAGTAGACTTCACTAACTCAACTGGATTGCCAGCAATTTCAGTTTGATAGCGAAGAAACTTATAACCCATTAACTCATGAATAGTGGTTGGGTCTTCACCTGTATAGTTAGCAACTGAACCATACAATGACCAAAGGCGGTTATTCTGCTCAAGTGACCTCACTACTTTCTCCTCACTAATATTGACACGCCATCTTTTAGTTAAATCAAGAGCTTTAATCTTTACCAGCAAATTCTCGTAATTGTATTTCGTTAAAACGAACCGAATCATATTTATCACTCCATCCTTTAGATTTGAAAGTCACACCGTCACTAGATGTCGCTTTGTATATTATATCATCACCGAACAGTTCTTTGCAATTCTTTATAAAATCATTTATGGTCATCTTTATTTTCCAATATTATTTGGTCTATTTTGTGTCTAATAATATCCATTTCAAATGCTTCTAATCCATCTTTGTTGTATACAAAACCTAATAACCACCAAATAAATTCTTTTTCACTCATCTTGGACTCTCCTTGTATGTTAATCCTTTTTTATCAAACCAAAAATTCCATTTTCCTTCTACAGGATAATTACGTTGCTTTTGTAAATATACTACGCAATCTGCAATACCTTTTAAATCTTCTTCTGTTTTATCACCATGTTCAATATCAGATTCTTTCTTTTTGTTCCTCCATACACAAATTATGTTATCGCATAAATTGCGTATATGACTTGAGCCTAAAATATGAGTAGCATCTGGAACCTCATGTTCGTCTGCCATTTTTCTTGTGTGTGCGACTAAAAAAATATGGACTTGGAGGTCTCTGCAACAAGTAGCAAGTCTATCTATAAAAAGTTTTTGTCTTTCATAATTGTCTTCAGAAATATCCGACATCTTCATTAGTGAGTCAATAACAAATACTTCTACACCTAGCACATGCTTACCCCAATACAATGTAGCAATCATGTCTTCCGATGTAGTAGAACCTGTTTGGTCATAAAGATATAATTTTTCTTTAGCTCTATCACAAAACTTAATTATAAACTCATCTGTAGGTTCTGATGATTTTAATGTTTGCTGAACCATACGAGCAAGAGTTAATACAGGTCTCATCTCTAAAGAAGCAATCAAGCATTTAGTATCTTGTTTCATTAAAGATAAAACAATTTGAGACAACCACATACTCTTACCATGTCCAGACACTCCTGTCAACACAGTTAATTCAGCAGGTCTTATTTTAAAGTCATCTTCCGTTTTAACAAAGCCAAGCGATTTGCCAGAGTGTATTTCAGAATTAAAATATCGAACGACATCTTCAGTAAAAACATCCGTACTCTTAACAAGAAATTCTGCATTTGTATTTTCCCCTTTGTAATATTCATTAATGATTTCCTTGTTGACTGTTAATTTTTCTAATGCGTCACCTATATTCATTTAGCACCATCCCACGGATTCCTAACTTTTTGTAATTCATCTTCCCATCTTTCTTGATTGATGTATGTTAATGGTGAAGGATTAAATCCTTCTTTCCATGATTTAGTTTTACTCATCTCTTTAACATGATTAATAATCTTGTCAGCAATCTTATCTAAATTATTTCTTTTCCATTTTGTTTCACATGGCTTACGACCTACTTTTCTATTACTTGGATACTCTTTCCAAAAATCATTAAATCTACTGACATATATATCTGTCTCTCTCTCTGTCTCTGTCTCTGTAACCCCACTTTGCTTGCACGATGCTAGCATAATGCTATCATTTTCAATAAGCCATTGATTTAATACAGATAAATGTTTATTCAATTCATCTTCTGACATTTGCAAGCGAAATGCTAGCGTTCTGCTATCTGGCAAATTTCCATCAACATCTTCTGATGCAATCAACCAAATATTTATTAAAACCCAAGCACTTTTACTATCTTTTAATGCAAACCAATCTGGATTTTTTAATAGGTCATTATGAACTTTAATCCATGGTGGACATCTGTTATTGTAGTGCTGAAATTTCTTCCAATTTTTAGGCATCATACTATTCTCCTTGAGGAATAGTTTCAGCTTGTCTACGCTTCACTAAAATCTCCTCAATTTGCTCAACTCGTTTTTTAGGAATATCTTTAGTTGGTTCTTTAGCCCAATACTGAATAGCTTGAATAGATATATCTAAAGCATATGCCATCTTACGTCTTGAGTTATTAAAGTGTGCTACAGCCTCTGTAAAGTTCATTTGAATCTCCTTATTGAAATGAAAAGCGACTATAACATAGTTGTCAAATCTTGTCAAATAGAAAAGTCGGATAAATGCCTTATGATTAAATTGTTACAATTTATTTACAATTTATTACAAAATATTACAATTTAGAAACAATTTATTTACAATTAATATCTATAATGAACTTGTAGGATAAATTATCTTACAAGTATTAAATGTTCTATAACAACTACGGAGACTATAAAAATGGCATCATACAATTATGTGTATAATCCAACAACAAAAAAAATTCTATTTAAATCTAATGATTTTGAAAAAGTAAAAGCATATAGAGATAAAGTAGAAAAAGAAACAGGAAATAAAAATTTAGAAATAAGATTACATTCTGATTATTTAAATGGAATGCTTTCTAAAATGTTTGGATAAATAATAGTGGGGAGAGAAATCTCCCCATTTTAAAATAGTTGTTGACAATAATACAAAGTAGGAGTATAGTGGCTTTTCAAGTTTAGGAGTAGATATGGATTTAGATAGACTTATGAGAATTATCACTAATGAACGATTGCAAAAAAAGTTTACACAAAAGTTTTATTATGTGGTAAAGTGGTATTTAATAATATTTTGGATATATATAATATGGCATCTAATTTAAAGCGAGTATCAGAAATATTGCATGACATGGTAGAAGAGTTTAAAAAGTCTAACGATGAATGGGAGAAACGATATGGACAGTCAGATGTTTTACGACCAAGTGATGATGGAACAGGAAGTGATAGAAGTAAACAAATACATAACGGAGGTAAGCAAGATGGGAGTTTATAAAAAGTTAATGCAAGCAAGATTAAAGTTACATAGCACAGAACTTAAAAAGTCTGGACTTAATAAATTTGCTGGCTACAAGTATTTTGAGTTAGGTGATTTTATTCCTGCCATTCAAAAGATATTTGCAGAACTAGATTTGTGTGGCATTATTTCTTATGGTAAAGAACTTGCAACACTTACTATTACAGATATGTCAGATGGCTCACAAGTTTATATTACAAGCCCTATGTCAACTGCTGCTTTAAAAGGTTGCCATGAAGTGCAAAATTTGGGGGCGGTTGAGACATACATTCGCAGATATTTATGGGTGACAGCCCTTGAGATTCTTGAATCTGATGCTGTAGATGCTAGTGCTGGTTCTGCAACTATCAGAGTTAAAGATACTAAAGCAGAGGACTTTATCTAATGGAACAAAGGTCAGAAGAGTGGTTTCAAGCACGACTAGGCAAAGTTACAGCTAGTCGTGTGGCTGATGTGCTAGCAAAGATTAAGAGTGGTGAATCTGCGTCTAGACGTAACTACAAAATTCAGTTAGTAAGTGAACGATTGACTGGAGAAAAGCAAGAGACATATATTAACCAAGCAATGCAAGACGGTATTGATAGAGAGTTTTATGCTAGGGAAAGATATGTGCAACAATTCGGGGAAGTGGAAGAGGTGGGATTCGTTAAGCATCCCACTTTGGAAGCTGGTGCTAGTCCAGATGGTATGGTAGGTGATGATGGCATTATTGAAATTAAGTGTCCTATGGGAAGTACGCATACAGAAACATTAATGACACAAGATGTTCCTAGTAAGTATGTTCCTCAAATACAGTTTCAACTTTTGGTGACAGGTCGTAAGTGGTGCGATTTTGTAAGCTATAACCCAATGTTTCCAGAGCACTTACAGGTATTTGTTAAGCGTGTAGAAGCAGACCCAGTATACCAAAAAGAATTAGAGTCAGAAGTAAAGCAGTTTTTAGGAGAAGTAGACGATGTAATTAATAAATTAAAGGAGATTAAATGAGACTAACAGAGGAACAAAGACTAAAACTTATGATGGCTTCTAGTGGTTTAACGCCTAGAAAGTTTTGGGATTTAGGTGAGGAAGGACAAGCACCATATATGGAGAAATTAAATGCAGTCATAGATGAGTTGTTGGTAAGTAATCCAGACGCATTTAGAGGTTCAGTAGTTAAGACACATTTTACTAGACGTAAAAACGCAGTTAGATAACTTAAGGAGAAAAGCATGGCAGAACAAAAGTATGATAATACAAACACATTTACATTGTTTAAGAATGACCAAGGGGACAACCCTAAAAAGCCAAACTATACTGGAATTTTAAATTCTGAAGGTGTTGAGTTTAGAATCGCAGGTTGGATTCGTGAAGGGAAAAACGGTAAGTTTATTTCTGGAACGGTACAACTAAAAGATGGTGATGTTAAACCCAAACAAGCAGAAGTAGATGAGGATGTTCCTTTTTAGGAACACCCTCTCTAAAGGTTATTACTTGTTCATTACGTACATTGTAACTTCAAAGCCGAAACGCATTTCAGTAGCTGCTGGTTTTGTCCACATGATGATGTCCTTATTAAAATGCAAGCAAATTAGCTTGTATAGATATTGTGGCTCATAATGTATATAAAAGCAAGTATAAAACATTTATATTACCCTAATGAAAATACGGAGACATTATGGATTATGATGACGATATAGTAGATAATGACAATAGAAGTAACTTAACAGAACTTCCAGAGGCTAAACTATTGCTGGCAATGCTTTACCAAACAATAGATGATGCCATGTATGTACCTAAAAAGATTAAAAGAAATGCGACTGAAAGAACAGTTACTACTTTAAGGTCTAAAAACAAATTAGCTTTACGAGACAAGGTAGATGCTATACAATGGTTGTTTGATGATAACGATATTTATGACCTATGTTGTGAATTAGCTGGAATGAGCAAACACAATATTAGAGAAATGGTTATTAACAAAATAGGTGCAGATGTTATTATGCCTTTAGTTAGTGGATTTTATCAGCCAAATGGACATTAATAATTTAGAGCTAGACATAGCGTGTTATGCTACTGCTGTTTATCACGAGGTTAATACTCGTTCACTAGAAGAAAAGGTAGGGGTAATTAATGTTATTCGTAATAGGTTGCGTAGTGGTCGCTGGGGTTATTCTGTATGCTCTGTCGTTTATGCTAATAATCAGTTTGCTGTGCAAGATGAGTCCCACCATCCAGTTAATGAAAAAGCGTATCTGGAAACTAAACTTTTGGTTATTGATACAATTATTCATAATAAGCATACTAATCCAGTTGCAAACGCTTTATATTTTCATGATGACTCGATACCGCCAAAGAAAGAATGGTTTGGTAAAAGGAAAAAAACACATATAGGAAGGATGGTATTTTATTAATGAAACCGTTAGCATGGCTTGTAGAGGAATTTGATAGCACAGGTAAACTTGTATGGTCTGGTCTTATGACTTCAGAGCCTACAGAAATGTCATGGTTAAAAGACCTTAAATTAAAACTTCACAATGTCACCATAACACCATTAATAGCAGATACCAAAGGCATTATTAAAGTAACTAACACAAAAAAATACGACAGTAAAAGATTAACGGAGGCTAATGGTGGATTATAAACCACTCACGCAAGAACAAATAATTGATGCTTATAGCAAAGTTTTCCCAACTAGATATGAGCCAATGACAATAGACAGAATGATACAATTTGCAAGAATTATTGAACAATTACATGGAGTAAAGCATGAAGCCTAGTTTATTTATAGCAACGCCAATGTACGGAGGTTTGTGCTATGGCACATACTTTGAATCTATGCTTAAACTACAGGCATGGCTTATTTCTAAAGACATAGACGCATACTTCTCATTTCTTTATAACGAATCGCTCATTACTCGTGGTCGCAATACACTTGTAAATGATTTCCTAAAGGGTGACGCAACACATATGATGTTTATAGATGCTGACATTAGCTTTGAGCCAGAGCACTTCTTTAAAATGCTTGATGCTGACGTAGATATTCTATGTGGGTTATATCCTAAAAAAGAAATTAACTGGAATGGTGTAGCATTTGCTATTGAGAAAAAAGTTCCAGAGCATCAACTCAAATACTTTACTGGTGAATACGTTGTTAGCACAGTAGAGGAAAAAGAAAAGCAACTTGTACCTACAGATAAACCATTTGAAATTAAATATGGTGGCACAGGCTTTATGTTAATCAAGCGTGAGGTATTTGAAAAGTTAAAAAACAAATGTCCGTCATATATTCATAACATGAATGATACTAATGATAACTCTGATCTAGGTGATAAGATTACAGAATACTTTGCAACAAGTATAGATGAGAACAATCATTTATTATCTGAAGACTATCATTTCTGTAAACTTGCTCGTGACAATGGAATTAAGGTGCATGGTGCAGCATGGACACAATTAGTCCATACAGGAACTTATCAGTATAGTGGGAGATTAGTATGAAAAAACCATACATAAGTGTAGTAAGTATTAAAGACACAGACGAAGGTGAGTGCAAATTAACTCTTGACATGAACCAAGCAGGCAGAGAAATTATATTGCAAGCTGGTATTCAGAAAGCATTAGCAGATTACATGGTCACAAACACAAAGAAGCTATCGTTTTGGAATAAGCTACAAATCTGTTGGAGTATATTGAAATGAAACAACATAAATGGCATAAAGAAATAAAAGCATGGGCTGATGGTGCTGAAATAGAAATGTGGTATGGAGATAGATGGGAAAAAGTATATTCTGTTATTGAATGGGATAAAGATTATGAATATCGCATTAAACCACAACCCATCATTACTGATTATT